GCCACGAGCTAGTCTATTGACATCTGGTTCACCAATAAACGTACCATCCTCTTGTTCACCAATATGAGTTGCTAATGGATAAACACCTTTAGGGTCATTGAATCCTAACTTCGGGTTTGCAACTGCTTCTGGTCTTCCACCAAAGGTTGACATCATTACAGGTTCTTGTGCGTTCTTACCATCACGGAAAAATCCAAATACCCATGTTCCTTCTACTGGGCCCATTGGTGTAGTTCCAATACCATTCATAGCTGCAGAGGTTATTGGTTGACTTGGAGTTGCCCAAGGCAAATGCTCTGTAGGTATACCAACACCCTCATCTTTATTATCAGTATGATATCCAAGTATACGCACACGACATCTACCCAACTTCAATGGGTCTAGTCTATCCTCTACGACACCTTGCCACCAAACAAATTCACCAAACATAATTAATCTTCCTTTCGTGATTTTCTAACTGGAATATGTTCTTCCAAACCATCTTTACTAACCTCAACTTTCATATTGTATGTAACCTTTTCTTTTCCCTTAGAGAAAATATGTTGTATTGCAGTCACCAAATATTTTCCAGATAAAAACTTATCATCAGCAACATCTGATTTTTTGTCCTTACTTGAAGTTTCTGGTGATGGTAAAATAACCGTAACAGTTTGACCTACTCTTATTGCTGTATTACCACTTACTTGAAGTAAAATAGATACACAATCATATATAGCCACATGACTATTTCTTCTAAGTTTCCATCTCTCTACTTGATTATCATATAAGTCATTTGAATTCTGAGCATACATCTGGTCATGTTTTGGATAAAACTCAATCTTACTATCAATCATGTTGTTTAAGTTTTTCTCATCAGTTGTTGGGTATGTATTAGCTTTTGATGACGGTGCATGAGATGTTCTTACAACACCTGCTGAACGTGTCTCGACCTCGGAATTTGATAGCGGAGGATAATCACCACAATGATTGAAACTAAACCATTCATTAAATCCACCATACTCAAATTGTGTTATTTTCTTTGTAACAATATCATGTGTAATGAGTTTGGAAGCATACATACCTCTTTTTGTATTTTGTTGTTTATCAAACTGTTTTAAAAAATTATATTCTTGAATCTTTATTATTCCAGCAGATTGATGTTCAACACCAGTTGGATCATCAACCCTTGAACGATATTCAAAGGTAAACACTTCTTTTTTCTCAGCTAAAGAATTTAAACTAACAAAAAAAGAACCACTCATTGTTTCATAATACATATAGTTTACACCAGAAGCTTTATTAGGTATTGCCCTTTTAGATAACCATGCAATAGCTTCTAATGGTCTTAGGTTAGGTATAATAACTCTTTCCGTTCTTTCGGTTTCTTCAACAGATAATTCTTGTTTACCATCATCCAAATATTTACTATATATATCTGCAACAATATCACTAATCTTATCATTGTTGTATGACTTAGAAACCTTTGAATGAAGACTACTCATATAAGTTTCTGATACCAACTCTAAAGAATACCTTTGCACCTTTGGTTGTTTAGGGTCTAAAATACTTCTCGCACTCAAAGAGTTAACGTGCATAGGCGGAGGTTTTATACTGTATACCTCAGAGTCTTTACTGTCACCGAAACCAGTAAGAGAGATATCAATGTCAACCGTTTCCTCACCAACAATAGGAAGTTTATAGGGAACATTATGTGAATCAACTAACACCATTGTTGCAGTTAAAGATGGACTAAATATATCCTCATATATACTCAACTCTTGTATATGAGGATTTAAGTCATAATTTCCAGATGCGCCACGAATCTCTAATTTTTTAACATCAACATCAGTTGCATTATTTTGTTTTGGCATAATATTATTCTACTGTTAATTTTTTAAATTCGTTAATTACTTGTTTAACATATTCACCTCTAATGACGTTTATTGTTCTCTTTTCATCGTTCAATGTTTCTTCATATACAAAATTAGTCACAGCTGTAGCACCAACTGCATCTGAATCAACTTCATACCCATCAACATCTTCGTAGTGATGAACACCATTAATATTCGTATATTTCTTTGCAACAAACTTCTGTAAGTCAAAGTATGGTAGAGGCCAATCGTAATATGGATTGGTCATGTAGTTTGCATACATGATTACCCAATGCAATGTAGAGTCACCATAAAATTGATGTGCAAGTATGTCTGCCCTATCACCATCATTGATAAAATATTGTTCAAAGAAAGCAGAATTGATAACATCCATCTTTTTTCTGACTCTTACAAGAACATTTGTAATTGCTTGAACACGTTTATTATTTTTGTCACCACGAACATCATAAGCTATTGTTGGAAAATATTCAAAGTATGCCATTAGAACATCCTCTCAGAATCTTTGTATCTACCAACTTCTGTTTCGCCCATAACATCTTCTCCCGTAATAATTTCTGTTTCTTGGAATGTTAATTGTAATGAAATATCAACTGGAGCTCCTCCTTCAAATGATCTCCATCCTTGTCCAGTATAATTTGTATTAACACCTGTACATACACAATATTTTATTTCTGGAAGATACTCATTAGTTTCATAACTATTGTTACTATCAATAGTTAAAAATTCAATTTTAAATTCTTTAGGATATGCAAATACAGCACCACCAGTTCCTTTTTCAAAGGTTGGTTTTGAATGGGCTCTAAATGCACGAATGATTTGTTGAATCACATCAACATCGGACTGACTCCTAGCCCTCAATATAAATGTAAAATCAAAAGCACGAAAGTCAACACCTTGAAATGTTTGTTCTTTAAATGGATTTCCTTTTATATTAAATGCACCTTCAATATTACCTTGAACTACTGATTCACCAAGCACACCACCAATAACACTACCTGCGATTCCGCCACCGGCCATCATTGCAGCAGAACCACCAAGTATAGCACCAGCATTAGATAGTAAACCACCTTCTAACGCTTGACCCATACTGGCTCCTGACCTCAATGCACCAATAACACCCTGCTCTTTTCCTTCCCAACTAACTGCTTCATTAAAGGTAACAGCAGAAGGCATATGTAAATAAACACTCTGAAGATGTTTTTCAATAGCTGTTTCTTTTTTTAACTTATTTTCAGCAAGTAGAGCATTACCAACACCAGTTGATCTTATTAAAGAGGTTGTGGCATCCGCGATACCATCAATAAAACCACCAGTTGAATCAAGCGCTTTGCCTAAAAGATTACGATTACCATTTGTCGCTGAGTTACCTGCCTCTTCTGCATCACTCTTTTCTTCATTAGTTTTTATTGCTACGTCTAGTGATTTTTTTGTATCGGTAGTTAATGCTGCTTTTAAATTCTTATATGAAGGGCCCTGTCGTTCATATATACCAAACTTAATTGCCTCAGGATAAAAATCCTTTTCCATATCTTGAGGGAATATCAATGTTCCATTTGATAATGTACCAAATTCTTCATTCCTTTCAACACTTGACCTAGCCATTATCGTTTCCCCCTAGTCTTTAATAAAGTTTCTCTGAATACCTGTTTACTTGTTTTCTTACCACCAGTACTCAAAATGAATTTTTCTACATCCTTCATTATTACATTTCCCCAACTAAGTGGTGATATCTTAATTATTTTTGATCTTATGTTTTCCATTCTGTACCTATGAAATGCAGCCTTTGCAAAACGATATTTTCTGGATGTTAATATTAACTGTCTATATGCTCTAACTCTTAACCTTGTATCTTTTGATAACTCATCTTCGTCTAAAAAGTTCTTCATATTTTCAATTATGTCTGGTCTATACTTATTATACATATAATGAAAATTGATACCTTCAAATAACCTTCCACGTTTTCTAAGAACAAAAACAAGTGGAAATCTATCAAAGTATAGGTTACTAGGCTCAGCTTCATACTTAAAATAATACATATTTCCAGCTAGTATTATATTTGATCTCTCACCCTCTATAGTATTTAATTTTGTTGTAATTGCCATTTTATGTATTTATAAGAGATTTAACGGATTCCTAACTCTTTTTCTGTAATAACTACAAATTCCCAATCACGTTTTTCAGCATATCTCTTTGCAGCTTTCCACTTTGCCTGATTCATTACATAGGTCTTGATCTTGTTCTTATATGTAACAGTCTGTCTTTTAGGTTTCTTAGGGGGGAAACATTGATTATAGGGTTTTATCTCTATAATGTATTTCTTTGCCTTTCCTGAGCGAGTCATCACCTTAACATAGAAATCCACAAAATACCGTCTGGTACGTTTGTCTATTGGGTGATAATAAGGTACAACTATGGTTTCTGAGCCCCACTCAATGACGTTAGGATTACCATCTAAATACTTCATGTATCGGAGCTCCCAACGTGACCTATGTTCACATTCATGGAGATTACCTACATATTTATCCTTATTTCTTACCTTATATTTTCCAACTTTAGGGTATTTTTTCATAAATCTCTTATAAATACATTATACGGTTCAAAGTATTTATAACAGGAGTGTAGCAAATGCCAATTAATGCAGTAGCCAATTTATTCAAACAAGCAAGAAATATTAAGAGCCAAATATCTGGTGCTATAGGAGAGGTGACTAACACTCTAGGAGGTTTAGCTGATAATCTCAATGGTGCAATAAATAATAGTGCCAAAAGTCCTTTAGATCAATTTAAAGCTAGAATGACCTCATTTGCTAGACCCAATCTGTTTGAGGTTACAATATTTGCTAAACCAGATAATGTAAATAAAAGTTTACAAGAAAGATTAAAGTTTAGTTGTTACCAAGCTACAATTCCTGGCATGAATATTGCTACTACAGACAAAGACCCAGGCTATCGTTCTATTGCATATCAAAAAATATATGAGGATGTTACTTTAGGTTTCTATGTTCACGGAGATATGAAAGAACTAAAAGTATTTCAAGATTGGATGAAATTAATGATTAATCCAACAAATAATCATGTTGGATATTACGATGATTATATTTCAACAGTAGAAATTAAAAACCTAGATAGACAACAAAAGAAAGTATTAACTACTACATTATTTGATGCATATCCAAAATCAATGGAAGCTATATCTTTAGATGCTGGTGCAAATGATGATATTATGAAAGTAAATGTCGTATTCACATATAGACATTACAAACAACAGTTTGGTGGTAGACAAGAAACAACTTCTAAGGGTCTTAATGATTTGACATCTACACAAAGAAAAAATCTTACAGATGGTATTATAGATAAAACATTAACCTTAAAACAAAGAAAAGAAATATTTGACGGGGACACAGCAGGTAGTAATGATGAGTTTGAAAGTAGTGAATAAATAAATAATAACAATATCATTTTATATTAAGGAGTTAATGAAATGGGATTACCGAAAATTGCAGTACCACAATATAGTTTAAAATTACCTTCAAACGGTAAAGAAATAAAGTATAGACCTTTCTTAGTTAAAGAAGAAAAACTTCTTTTAATAGCTATGGAAAGTGAAGATGAAGAACAAATAGCAACAGCATCAAAAAATGTAATTAAAAGTTGTATCTATGCTGACATTGATGTAGATGATTTACCAATATTTGATGTTGAATATATATTTCTTCAATTAAGATCACGAGCTAAAGGTGAAAGAATTGAACTAAAATATAATTGTCCTAAGTGTGAAAATGAAATACCAGTATCATTTAATATTGATGATATCAATGTCCAAAAAACAGAAGAACACAATACAAAAATAGAATTAGCTGAAAATTTAGGTGTTGTAATGAAATATCCAAATATGACTTTGCAAACTGAAATAGAAAAAACTAAAGATAATAATAAAATTGAACAATTATTTACAACAATAAGAATATGTATTGATTATATCTATGATGCAGAAAAAATGTATTCCAATAAAGACCATACGGAAAAAGAACTTACAGACTTCTTAGAATCTTTAACTGATCCACAATTTCAAAAGATTTCTAAATTCTTTGAGACTATGCCAAAACTAAAACATGATGTAGTATTAGAATGTAAGAACAAAGTAAAAGGTGAAGGTAAGAAGAAAGATAAAACTTGCGGATACAAAGAAGAACTAACTTTGGAGGGCCTACAGTCTTTTTTCGACTAGCCCTCTGTAATGAGTCATTGGCAAATATGATGAACACCAATTTTTCAATGATGCAGAATCATAAGTATTCCTTAACAGAGTTAGAAAATATGTTGCCATGGGAACGTGAAGTATATGTTTCTTTGTTAATGAATCACATTGCAGAGGAAAATGCAAGAATTAAAGCTCAACAAAACAAATAAAGGTTAATAACAATGGCTGAAGACATTAAAAAAGAAAACAATAAAGACCTAGCTGAAAAAGTTGGAACAGTTATCAATAAATCTTTTGTTAAAAGCTTTGCAGATTTTTTTAAAAAAAATGCTGAGGAGAAAACTGAAGACGCTCGAGCAGCAAAATTGGCATCTAAAGAAAGAGAAAAATCTTTAAAGATAATGTCTGGTTTGTGGAAACAATCAAAATTAACTGCTAAAGCATCAAAAGCAGTTTCCAAGGCTACTGACACAATGCTGAGTAAATGGAAACTTTTAGTTGGACTTGGTTTGTTTTTAATGCCTAAAGAGTTTTGGATTAAACTCAAAGATGGTATGTTTAGAATGTGGAATTATCTAAAGGGTTTAGATTGGGGAAAAATAAAAACACAAGTTTTTGATGTACTAGGTAGTACAATTAAATTACTTGCGAAGGTAGTTGGAAAAATATCTAATTTGATTCTTGGTAAGAAAGCAACAAGAGATGAATATGATGAACAAGTGATGGTACTTAAAAAAATGAAAAAGAAAAAAGGAACATTGTTTGATGAGTCTGATAAAGAATTTAAGAAGCGTCAAAAAAAGCAACAAGAATTGGTAGATAGTTTAGGTGGATTCGATAAAGATAAGAATTTTATCGGGAAAAGACAAGGTGGATTGTTTGGTGAAAACAAATCATGGACAGATGTTGTAATGGGTCTTGGCACAATAGCATTACTTTTAAGTCCAACAGGAACACTAATTGCTGGTTTAACTGCATTTAAAATAGGTCTTGCAGCAGTTAAATGGGGTAAGAATAAACTTACTGATACTCCATTACCCCAAACTGATACTAAAACTACTAAAACTACTCAAACTAAGGGACAAAATTTAAACCAGCAATTAGGTGGCGCAAGTAATACAGCTAAAAAAGTTCCGACTCCAACTAAATTTGAAAAAGCAAAAGGGCTATTAAAAAGGACTGGTAAAAAAGCTTTCAGATTCTTGTCAAAAGGACTTGGCCCTGCTGCCACATTGTTTGCCGTGGGCAGTGCGATACAGTCAACTTTAAACGAGCAATCAAAAGATAAGGTTAAAGTTGGTGATGCAGTAAACGCACGAAAAATGGTAAATGCAAATAGCAGGACACCTTCTTCAAGTAACGCAACAAATATGATGGAGAGTGGTTTGAGTAGTTTTACAGATATTCCAAAACATATGATATCAGATGTTGCATCCATATTTTCTAATAAGTCATCATTGGAAATTAAAAAGAACATGGATAAATCTACGGAAAAATTAACCGATAATTATGTTGAGATGGTTAAAGGTATGGGAGAAAATATAAGGAAAACTGTAAGAGCAATTAGTAAAACAGAAATTCTCAAATCAAAATCAAAAAAGAAATTTGTTCCGATTAGTACTGACCCTAGATTTAAAAAGGAAGAAGAAGAAGAAAAATCTTTATGGGAAAAAGGTAAAGATTGGTATGATAAAAAGGTAGCACCAGTTATAGGTGGTAATCAACATTATGGTGAGAAATTAGTAGAACTACAAAAAATGGACACAAGTGCCAAACCTTCTACTGGAACAGCAAGACAAAGTAGTGGCCATGGACTCATAACAACTCCATCACCTATAAGTGCTTCTAAAACATCATCATATCCTAGAATTAATGACGATGGTGGTACTACCAATATGAATGGTGTTAGATGGAATAAAATGCATACATCAGGAAGAAGTGGTGTTGAAGCAGCAATATGGGAGATTTTTAATAATCATGGAAAAAAACCAACCTTTGTTAGTGGACTAAGAGACAAAAAACATCATTTGTATAATCCACAATCCCAACACGCATATGGTTTAGGATTTGATTTAAGATCAAGAGGTTTAGGTGCTAGCAAAGATGCTATTTCAAACGACTTGCATAGAGTTTTTAATCAAAAAGGATGGTTTATGCAAGAGGAAATAGCTGGTCAAGCTAATACAACTGGAACAAAAGCAACAGGAGATCACTTTCATATTCATAAAGCTGCAAAAGGTTTTCATGGTGTTGTTGAGTCAGCAACAGGATTTATTGCTGGTGAGGCAGGATCAGAACGGGTTGATATTACTCCTTTGAATGGGCCTAATGCAAAACTAGCTGCTTTTAATAATCTACAAAATCAAAATTTAGATGCACAAAGAATGGGTGGTAGTGGTGGGGGTACAACTGTTATAGCACCTCAAACAACTAAGGTGAGTCAATCATCAACAACTGCGGTAATGTCTAATCCGACTGCAAAAGATACTTTTTGGCTTGATGCATAAAAAAATAAAGGGGGAAGTGTACCGAAACGGTTTCACAAGGTATCAGGAACGCGTTCCTAACCGACACCAGCATACTAATGGTTCAACACCATTATAACAAAACACTCCCCCCTCTATCAATTACTGTTCAGCTAACTTCTTAAAGTAGTCCAAAGTAGTATCCTCTGGTGCATCAACAGACGCAATCGGATCACTAGTACTCTCTTCAATCGTTCCAACAAACTCGCCACCAGCATCATGTGCAATGACTGTATTGAAACGTGATTCAAGTTCCTGATAACTCTTAAAGTTCTCTGGAGCAAGAATACCTTGAAGTGAATGCTGTGTTTTCCACAACTCTTCAAGTTTACCATCATCACCATCTAGTAATGGAGTTGGAGCTGCAAACTCTGACTTATCATAATTTGCATAACCCTCTACTTTACGAATCTTTAATTTAAAGTCAGCACCTGCCCAGAAGTCAAAAGGGTTGATAGGTGTTTCATCCTTAAACTCTGGATTCATCTTGCTTTCAATTTTCTCAAAAATCTTCTTACCATATCGAAACAAGAATACCTTACCTTCATTCTGAGCGTTCATGCTGTCCTCAATAACAAGAATATTACTATAGTAACTTAACTTTCGTTTTCGTTCTCTTGCAATAGTCTTATCTGATTCAACACCAGAATTCCATAGTGCTGTGTTTGCAACTGATACAGGGTCTTTAGTTCCACTAGGAGCATCAGCTCTCGGTGTAGTTAAAGAGTTCTCAATGTACCATCCGCCTGGGCCTTTAAACCCATGTGTCCATAATCGTACCCATGGCACATCTTCCTGTTGAGGTGCTGGAAGGAAACGAATAATAGCATAACCATTACCTGTCTTATCCTTTTCAGGCTTCCAAATACGGTCATCTTCGTAGGAAGGTTTCTCAGCTAGTTTCTCAACTTGCTTTGTGAGATTTTTTAAATTGTCCATACGATTTGCTTTTAAATCTTTAAAACTACCCATTTGTATTTCTCCTTATTACGTTATATTATTAAGTATCATTATGTTTTGTCATCACACTCATTACAAAGGAAGTTTAGAACTTCGATCTTTCATCATGTTAAGTTCATAAGCTTCTGCTTCTATCTTATCCTTAATCTGCTTATTTAACATCTTGGCAACCATTTCAACTTCACAATCAACATCATTGGTATATTGTAGAATAGCTTCCATGTAAGAAATTTTTAAATTTCTGACCATCTTATCTAAGGTTTCATTAATATTAACACTCATTTAATATCCTTTATAGAGTCACAAATTTTAAGTTTCTTTGCTTCTTTTGCAGACATCCAAACATCAGTTGCTGGTAACAGATATTGTCTTATCTGTTTTTCATTCAAACCAGTACATCTTTTATAATGATTAATCATCCTTTCAGTTGTAAGTTCAAATTCTTTACCGACTGCAACAAGCTCATGTTCCTTTCCCCATGTACCCCAACTATATTGATGTGACATAATAGAAGTATTGGGTGTTAAAACACGTTTTCCTTTTTCACCAGCTATAAACATCATAAAACCTGCTGATGCAATTTGTCCTAGACCAACAGTATGTACTGGTATAGGACAACCCCTCATAACATCAATTACAGCAAAGGCAGCGTTTAGATCACCGCCAGGCGAATTAATTATAATCTGTAAATAATTTGGTCTTGGTGTTGACCAACCTTTTGTTAAGATAAAACTAATTAAATCCTTACAAGTTTCCTGACTAACTTCACTCATAAAAAGATATACGCCTTTATCTTCTGGAGAGGGTACACTTTTTTCTTCTTTATTCGACATAGATTTTTCCCTTTCCATCAATTAATACCTATAGGGGTCAATATAAAACACATGATCCCCTATTGTTGCTATTTTCAACATTTTACGATTCCAATATGGGTCAACATCATTTCTATGATAGTGAGTAGCACCATGTAAAAAATCATTAACCTTCCATCGTTTACCGTAATTCTTAATATGTCCACCAGGCTGTTCTAACATTGCCTTTGCAATAGTAACCGCAACCTTCCATGCGATCTTATTTTTAGGGTTATCTGGTTTACCATCACAAAACCAAGAGAAATGACATTTATTTCTAACAACGTGTCCATTTCTCCAACGTGCTTGTTTAACAACTTTACAAAAGGTATTTGGAAATCTTTTACTATTCACTCTATTTATAGTCACTAAAGCAACTGCTATCTGACCTTTAGTAGTCTGGTCACGAGCTTCAAAGTAAATGTTCAATGCCAAACAAGTTGTTTCCTGTTTAGTAGAAAATCCACTTAACATGAATAAAGATAGTATGAGTAATAATAACTTCATAATGAAAAAAGGGGATGGTTGCCCATCCCCCCTCTCTTAGTTACCCCAATAAGAATTGAGTGCTTTACGACAAGCAAAGACAGCCTTTGCTCCACCATCAAGGTCACAATCCTTGAAAGCAGTTTGTCCAGTAGCAGGTGAAGTGTAAATCTCTACCCAACGAGGTAGACCAGTTACATCTGCTTCTGCTCGGGTGATTTTACGAGCATTCTTCATACCTACTTTTGGTTGACCAACAGTTGTGTTACGCATAAAATAAATCTCCTAAGTTAAAATCAAGTTTCGTGATGAACTCTCATCACTTCAATATAACCATTATACCACAATGGTATTCGTTATACAAGGAAAAAGTTTTCCTTGTTTGGAGCGGGTAGGGAGATTTGAACTCCCGACAATCACGTTGGCAACGTGACACTCTACCGCTGAGCTATACCCGCAAATGAGCGGTAGTTTATTCTGTTACGAGGAAAACTACCAAAACCCTAGCTACTTATTAAGCAGCAATCGCAATATCGTAATCGTTTGCGTTTGTGATTTGATTGATGTTTTACAAGGCCAACAATCATCCTTGTGCTGTCCTACACATTTC